GCCCAAGTAACCTCGCGCAGGCGCATATCCAAAGCCTTATAGCGCTCCACTTCGGGGCGCACCGCCGCATAAGCTGCCGCGCTGCCCGCCGCCACCGTTGCCGCTCCGCGCCCCATCGCGCCCATTCGGCTGCGCCAGCCGCCCGCGCCCTGCCGCAGCTCATCGTTCAACTCGCGAATGCGATTGCGCGTGGCTGTTGCCGCGCGGGCTAAATCGTTGTGTGATGCCCGTCCGCTGCGGGCAAGGCGGTTATAGGCGGCTTGGGTTTGGGCGATTTCACGGCGAATCTCGCGCTCGGCGCGCACGCCTGCGATTTCATAAGGGCGATTGGCGCGATTGCGGGCAGCTTGCGCCCTGTTAAGCCGCGCCAATTCCTCTTGTGTTTGTTGCAATAAGCGTCTTGCCCCGCCATCGCGCCCCATCAGCGATAGCACCAAATTCATGTCGCCACTTGCCATAAAAATAGCCTTTAAACTGAAATTAACTCATCGTTAATTATCGTTTAAAGGCTAGATAGGGATAGATGGTAAAGACTTCGCCCTGTGTGCCCAAGGGCTAGCTACGCGCTAGGCTTGGGTAGCCGCCGCGACACAATCGTTTCGCCGCCTGTGGGGCTGTGAATGCCCATGCTGGCAAGCAAGTCTTGCAGCCATGCCGTTAGTTCAGCGTGGCACATGGCGCGCACGTCCGCCGCGCCCAGCCCCGCGCGTGCCAACATAATCACCGCTTGGCGGTATTGCTGATGGGCGGTTTGGCTGCTGCGCGGGGTGTTCAGGCTGCCGCTGCGGGGGGCGCGGGGGCTTCCGTAGCGGCGGTGGATTTTGAGCGCAGGGTTTCCATTTCGTCCACCAGCAGGCTGTAATCCGCGCCGCTCAAATGGTTGAGCAGATAATCGGCGGTGATGATGTCTTGCGGGATGCCGTCAATGGATAATTGCTGCACCCAATAAATCAGCGTCTCTTGCACCGCGCGGCGCGATTGCTGCGCTTCGCTCGGGTTTTCGGGCAGCGCGGGCAGGTTATCAATCGCATCCATCGCGTTTAACTCGCCGCCGATGGTCAGCGGCTTTAAGGCAGCCTGAAAATGGGTCTCGCCGTTGTATTCCAAGCCATATTGCAGGGTAAAACTGTGTTTCATGGATTATCCTTACTCTACAATTTTATGTAGCGCAATCAATTCAATATCAATGCGCGCTTCGTTGTCTGCTTCGTATTGCTCGCTGATTTCGGTGCTGAAACAATCCAAATACGACACGCGCTTGTCTTCCTTGTTGATGGGATAAATGGTGATTTTGGCGCGGGTGATGTTGCCCCAATCAATCTCTGTGCCGTCAATCGGAATGGCGGCGGTCGCGCTCAATTTATGCTCGGTGATACCGTCGGCATAGCCCATCACGCGCCCTTGGCGGTTCATGGTTTTCACGGGCTTGCGCCCTATGGTGGTTTGCGGTTTCAGGCTGATGATTTCCACATCGCGCCCGTTCACTTCCATAATAATCGCGCCGGCATAGGTGGCATCGCTCATGGTGTTGTCCTTATGTTGGGTTAAGATAAAGGGCAGCAGCGTGCCACCCTTGCTGTTCAAATTTCAGGCTGCCTTATAGGATTAAATCAATCCGCCCTGCGAATACATGCAAGCCATTAACCACATCGGCAGGGATGGCAGCATTCACGCGGTTGGCATCTTGCAAGCTGCGGCTCACCACCAATTTGCCCTTATTGGCTTCGGCGTTTTCAATAATCTCGGCTTGTTCCAGCTTTAACAGCACATCCAAAATCTCGCTTTTCACTTTGGGCAGCAAGCGGTCGCTCAACTTGTCGCGTGGGAAACGCAAGGCAATGCGCTCCTTAATCGCGCGGCGCGTGTAATCCAGCGTGCGGATGGTGGTGATGTCCAACAGCGCGGGGTCATCCACATTCGCCGCCGATTTGGTGTAGGTGGACACCGCCCGCATAATCTGCACCTTGCCCGCCACCACCGTTAGCGGTGTTAAGCCGTTATACAGCGCGTTGTTGCATTCGTTAAACAGCGGCCATTGCGCATCGGGCGTAATGTTCAACCCCTTAATTTCCAGCGTGTTCAAAGGTCGCGCAGGGTCTTCTTCAAACGCCAACACCGCCGCATAGCCCGCCGCAATAATGCCGCACGCTTCGGCTGCGCCCTTATACCAAGCGCAGGTAATGCGCCCGTCGTTTAGCTGGGCGGTCAGGCTTGCGCCCTGCGGCATCGTGCCGCGCTGGGCAATCACGCCGATGCAGCCGCGTTGTTCAATGGCGTTGGACACTTGGGTAATGTGTTGGCTCAACGCCTTGGCATTCGCCGCATCGCTAAACGGCGACACGATAATGTGGTAATGCTTGCCCGCCACCTTATCCAGCGCGGCGGCAATATCGGCATTTTGTGCGCCATTTGTCATAGCCGTAATGCTGCCTGAAAAGCCGCTTGTGCCCATATCGCAGGCAAGGCTGATTTCGTTGCCGATTGCGCCTTTGCTGCGCGCGGTCAATTTCAGGCTGCCTTGCTCGGCGGTGGCGGATACGGGCAAGGTTGCCGCATTCACCGCCGCCGCCAGTTTTTCCACCGCCTCCGCCGCGCTTTGGTTGGCAGACACCGCAACCGCAACCGCCACGCCGCCGATGGTGATGCTGATGCTGGCGGCAGTTTGCGCCGTGCCATCTATTTTCAGGCTGCCTGTGGCGGCTACGCCCGCGCTGTGGTCGGGCAAGCCGATCACGGTTAAATCCAAATACGCATTGTTGTTAAACGCTTGGCGCACCATCAATTGCGCCCACGAGCCGCGCCCAAACAAATCGCCCGCCTGCGCATCGCTAAACAATTGCACAGGGGTTAAAGGCTCGTGCGTGCCGCTTGCCAACATCGGTGCCAGCAGCAGCACCGATTGTGGGTTTTGCGGCAAACCTTGCACCGCATTGCGCGTGTTAAATTCAATATACTGCCCAGGCACGCGGATGCTGCCGGGGATGGTGTCAAAGCTAATGTATTCTGCCATGGTTATTTGCCTTTCTTCGCGTTTTGGCTTTCGCCCAAACCTGCAAGCCCGTTTTCAGGCTGCTGATTAGACTGCTCGGCAGCGCTCGGCGCATCGTTGCTCAAAATCAGCAAATCGCCATCCACAATGGCGCGGCGGTAATACACATCGTCGCCATCCACCGCCACAGGCGTTTGCTCAATATATTCATGCGGGTTATGCGCCAGCGGCACACGCAAGCCCACTTCTGCTACGACCATGATTTTATTCATGCGGTTTCCTTCAAGGTTAAGCGGTTAATCTTGCCAAAATTGCGCCGTTAGCGGGATTTTGGCGTTTTCGGCTTGGGGGTCAAAAATCAAACCGTCCAAATATTCAAACGGCGGATAAGGCGCGCTCGTCTCGCCCTGATAGCGGGTAAACACATAATCAGGATGCGTGCTGTCGCTTTGCGGCTCGGGGAAACGGTCGTTTTCCAAAGCATGGCGGTTCAAGCGCAGGGTGTATTCCAGCGCATACACGCTCACCGCCGCCTGCTGCACCAGCGTGTGGTTGGCAATCGCGCGGATGGCTTTGGGAACTAGCCCCCTGCTGTCGGCAGCGGGCAGCCCCAAGCGTTGCCCATCCAATAAGCGGCGCACCGCATCAATCAAATCGTTGCTGCCAATCTCTTGCAGCACCACGCCGCCTTGCCGCTGCGCCACTTCATTGCGCAAGCTGCGCGTGGCGCACATCACGGCAAACGTGGCGGTGTCTTGATAGCGATTGCCGCCGCTGATGGTTTCCACACGGCTGCCGCCATAGGTAACCCACACCGCAGGCAGGGTTTTGATTTGCGCAGCAAGGTCGTCCGCCTCGCCGTTGTAGCTTTTAACGGTGCGCACCATGCGCCCCAAGCCGCGTTGCAGCCGCAGGCAAATGGCTTGCTCAATTTGGGTGGTTATCATGTGGCATCCCGTGCAAAGATTCGGTTTTTGTTGTTGGTAAACACCACGCCATTATCCGATGTCGCCACTTGCGCTCCGCCGCTGTCCATCCCCAGTTGCACGTCGCCGCGCGATAAGGCTTTGAGCAGCTCCAACACGTCAATTTTGTAGCGATTGCGGATTTCGTCGGTAATCAGCACGCCTGATGTGGCGGTTAAACGATAGCGGGCGATGTCGCACGCCAAGCGGCGCAAAATCGGCGGCGTTTCGGCAAACGGCTGTTTAAACCGCCCTAAATACGCATCAATTTCTGCGCTGGCATCAGCAAGGGCAACCGCCACCACATCCGCATCAATCACGCCGTCGGCATTGCGGTCGGCAATCTGCAACACTTCCAGTTCGCCAAAGCGCGCCACCATGTCGCCCATATCGGCGTAAACAGCGTTATGCGCCATATTCATCCGCCGATTTAATGCGCAAGCGCGGCTCGTTCACAATGCGCTGCCAAGCCTCCTCGCCCACTTCGGCGCGGTAAACGGTTTGCCATGCGCCGTTAAACAGCACGCCGCCTCGCCAAAATTCCCCGCCGCTTACGCTTATCGCTTCTATGATTTGGCGCGGGTCGCTTGGCGTGGTTTCAGGCTGCGTTGGAGCGGATGCAGCTTGCTGTGCCGCCAATAGCGCGGCTTGTGCTGCATCGCGCTCGGCTGTTAAGGCAGCGTTTGCTTCGCGCAGCGCGGCGATTTCTGCCTGCAAGGCGGCGTTTTCTGCGTCTTGCTGTTGCTGCGTCTCTTGCTGCGCCTGCTCGGGGCTATTTGGATTTTGCGCCAACGCTTCGTCCTCGTTTTCAGGCTGCGTTTGGTCTTTGGGTGTGTTTTTTGCCATAGCTTTTTCCTTATGGTTTAAGGGCGCGGCGGCTGCCGCTTCCCCATTCGGTTTTCAGGCTGCCTGCGCCATCACGCCAAATGCACGCTCACATGCAGCTTTAAACGCCCTTTAAACGTGTTGGTGGTGCCGTTGATTTTGTCGGCTTCCAACAATTCGCGCGCAGCGTCTTCCAATTGCGGCGGCACAACCAGCAGGCTGGGCTTCACGTTCAGCACATAACCGCCGTCTGCCTTAATCGTCATCATCTGCGCGATGATTTTTGCCAAATTGGCGCGATTCAGCGCGGTTTTTTCCGCCATGTGCGCCAGTTGCCACAAGCCAAAGCCCGCGTTGCAACGGCGGCGGCTGCCGTATAAATACACATCCTCCATAAACACCTTGTCCGATTTGGCAGGGTCAAACTTGGTTTCAAACTCGGGCGCGGTGCGCTCTTGGAAAATCAAAGGCTTCAAGGTTTTGGTGTCATCCACCACATACCAAGTCGGCGCATCGTTGTCTGTGCCCGTGGTGATGTTGCTGGTGGGGGTGTTTGCCCCCGTGCCATCGTTGTTGGCAAACACAGGGTGGTCGGAATCAAAAAAGTTCTGCCCGTCGTAGCACAGCGTGGTTTTGCCCTTGGGCAACAAGCCCCACACCAAATCATCAGCCAGCGTGGCAGCCGATTCGCCCATCGCCTGCATCATCGGGCGATACATGCCCACTTGGTCGTCTTCGATATCGGTGCGCTCCACGCCCACCGTGGCTTCAAATTTCTTGTTTTCCAAGCTCATCGCCTGTTTCGCCATCTTGCCGATTTGGCGGCTGCCCACCCATTCGCGCATTTTCGGGAATTTGCCCAGCCACGCATAAGTGTTGGTGGCGGTGCTGCTGGGGATGGTCATGGCAATGGCAGAAAAACTGGGCTCTACGCTCGCCAAACCATTTTGAAACTCTTTGCGAAACTGCGCGGTCAGCGCGGTTAAAATCGCGGCTTTATCCATGTGGATTTCCTTGTGTTAAAGGTTAAAAATTGCTTATTGTTTTCAGGCTGCTTTATTTTCAGGCTGCCTTATCGCCGTTTGCACCGTGAATCGTTTGGGCAAAATCGGCTTCGCTCATGCCCAGCATCTTGGCGGCGGCTTTTTGCTCCGCCGTTAAAGCGGCGATTTTGTGCGCTTCGCCCGCGCCCGCTGCTTGCGTTTGCGTGTTGCCTGCCAGCGCGGCAATCGGCTGCGCTTGCTCAATAAAGCCAGTCAAAAACGCCAAGCCATTAGGCTGTTTCAAGCAACCCTCTGCCCATTCTTTTTGCGCAGGCAGCAATTTGCCCGCCGCCAGCGCAGCGGTAATCAGCTCCGCGCCCTTGTCGGCATCGCGCTGGGCGGTCAATGCCGCAATCTGGCTTTGCAATTCCTGCACCACGCTCACCGGCGCATATTGGGTTAGGTCGGGCGTGTTGGCAGGCGTGTTTTGCGCCTGCGCCACTTGCGCTGATAACGCTGCAATCTTTTCATCCTTGCTGGCAAGGTCTTGAAACGTTTGCGCGCTCAGGGCGACGGTTTGGGGTTTGGCTGCCAAAAGCGCAGTTAAAGCGTCTTTCAATTGGTCTTCGTTTGCGTTTGGCAAGCCAAAAAGCTGTTGCAATAAGGTATTCATGGGGTTTTGCATCTCCATTGGGGGTAAAAATTGCGCGCTGGCGGCGGCGAGCACCTCGTCCATGCCGTCCAAAGCGGGATAATTGGTTAAAGCGGCGTGCAAAAGTTTGCGCACATAGCCTTGCGTGTCATAAGCAAACACCGCCGAAATGTAGCGATATTCGCGGTTGGCAATCAGGCGTTGGGCGTTGTCGGTCCAGTCCACCTCGGCAAACAAGCCGCGTGGGGTAAACTCCAGCCACGTCATCCAGCCCGCCGCTGGCGCAGGTTGCCCGTTGGTT